CTCTAAATGCTAGAGTTTTACTATTCATAGCAATTGTATCTATTATTCCCGATTTTTCTCCAGAAATTTCTAGGAATTTTTGGCAAGTATCGGTTCCAATAAATATGCAATCATTACGATTACAATTTTTACCATTTCCACATCCGTTATCTAGAATTATACTTCCAGATTCTACTTCATGTAAGAATTTTGATACATTAGGCCAAACTGAATATCTAGTCTCTGAAAAATGTTCGGCAATTTTATCATATGTTGCATGAACTAATTCACGTTCTTTCTCCATAGAGGAAGTCATTACACTTTCTAATTATTGTATTAAATATTCTATTAAATATTCAATTTTTAATTAAAATAAATTATTAGTTTTAAACCCTAGTTTCAAACCTTAGTTTCAAACCCTAGTTTCAAACCCTAGTTTCAAACCCTAGTTTCAAACCCTAGTTTCAAACCTTAGTTTCAACCATACCAATAGTCTCTCGGTTATTTGAAAACATAATTTCGCGAACCAGAGGACATTCTCGTTTAATTTCATTATATATATCTGTAGTCATATCTTCCAGGGATAAGAAACTAACTAATTTATAACCTTGTAAATATCTATATTTACCAATTTTTTCAAATATATCCACCTTACTAATAATAACGTGTGTAGTTCCGCTAGTATTGATTGCGCGAATTAATTTATCCATATTTAACCAATTTACACGTCTCTTACGACCTGTAGTTACACCAAATTCGTTTCCTACTTTACCAATTTCAACTAATTCTGGGTCTTCATCTAATTCAGCAGGAAAATCTGTATCAATTCCAACACGAGTATCATATATTTTAGCAGCACCATAGATATTTCGGATGTATTGTGGTGCAATTCCAAGACTACATGCTGAAAATGGTAGTGTGCTACTACTAGTAATGTATGGATAATTTCCAGTATTGATGTCTAACCAATATCCTTGAGCACCTTCGCATAGAATATTTCCCCATAATTTCTCGTCCCAAATATGTCCCCTAAATAATTCGACACAATCACGAACACGCTTACCAATTCTTGCGTATTTGTCTCTATAACAAGGTGCAATTCCACGTGCGGTTGTTCCTAATCGCGCCTGATATCTCTCGCGATCCTCCAAGATGTGTTCGTCAGAAATAATATGAGCTCTTGGTGAAACTTTTACTAAATTTGGGTCAAAACCTTCCGCCTTTAAATACTCTAATTCACGATAGAAGTCTTCAATATTTATTACACAATCAGGACCAATAATACTAGGAACACCATAAAATATACCACTAGGAATAAGATTAGTTTTATAGCGTTTCCCATCTTTAACAATAGTATGTCCAGCATTATTTCCACCTGCCCATCTACAAACAAAATCATAATTACCTACTTTAGCTAGATAAGAAACTAATTTACCTTTACCTTCATCGCCCCATGCTAATCCACAGCAAATATCAACATTTTTTATTTTACGGTCGTAAATATATATTTCACGCTCAGGTAATACTTGACAATTCTTGAATTTCAATGATTTGGGATATCCATAACCAAATTGTGCCGGTGTAATTATAGTCCATGGAATTTCACCATCAACAAATCCCATTTCTTCATAAATGTATGCTACCAATGCACTACACCAGAATACATTTGTTTTAGTTATATTTCCTGCTTCAATTCCAAACGCTGCTTTAATCCAATCTATCACATTTGTATCATATTTCTTGTTGTGAATTTCCATATGGATTTTATCCAATTTTCTATAAAATTCGTCATCACGCGTACATTCTAATTTACGACAATAGACATTTGAATAATTATTAACAAATGCTTTGTTTAATGGAACTAATTGAACCCCAAATTTAATTTCATTATCTTCACTATCAGGAGAATCAGTGTAGTTTGATTCTAATAAATAAAGTCCTCTTAATTTTTCACCATATGTGAAACAAGGATCGCGAACCACAATACCAATATGATTATATTTGCTGTTAGTCCAGTATTTAATAACAAAATCTAAAAAATTACTGAACATTTGAAATACGCCATTAGTATTAGGTACATGTGAAAAAAGTAAAATATCTCCAGTCTGTAAATCCTCCATTTACTTTATAATAATACTAAACAAAATAAAACTTTAAACTTTCTTTAATTTTTCTTTTTAGTTCCTTTAATTCTAAAGGGACCTTCATTTTCACGTGGTGCTTTCTGATACCAGTAAGAGTGTGGAGCGGCAGTATAACTATTTCCAGGGCGATTTATTCCAATTGCTTGTTCTATTGCTCCTGGTGGTGGATTTGCACCTTCCAATAAATAATTTGTGAAATAACTACTTGTGGGATACACTGGTTTAGGAATCCATGCTCTATCAACAGCACGACCACCATATAAACCCCCATTCTTCATAGTGGGTTCAATGCGAACATGATAACTATCTCCTCTATGTTCTAGTGGAACACTACTTTCTTTATCAACTGGAATATCTTCCAATGCGTTAAGGCATTCTGTATTTTTACAGTATTTTATTTTATTACAACTCATCTATATAATTATACTTATAATACTTATAGAAAATTATTTTTTTTTATTTTTTATCTAAAAATGTGCTTTTATTATTAATTAGAATATCATATTTATCACACCATTCTTTGGCATAAGATACCTGTGATTTAATAATTTTATTCAATTCGGATAAATTAGGTTTATTTTCTATAAGATTAATCGTTTCTTCAATGCTTTTCCTTTGATGATTATAGTGAAGAGTATTTAATTCATTAATTTTATCGTTAAGACTAGTTGGAATATCACCTTTAAAAATTCTCTCTAATTTTGCTCCTTGTTTTTCAATAATATTCCATGATTTTATAACAATAAACAGTTTTTGGATATAGTTTTCAGGTAAGCCCCTAAAATCTTTGCAGATAATATACTTTTCTGAGTTAGCTGGACGACTAGTGACTGGTTTATGAAATAATACATTAGAGTAGCAACAGCACAATAAATAAATAAAAAATTTAGAAAACTGACTATAGGTATCAAACATTTTACAAATAAAAGTCCCACCAACTGCCTGATTACATATAGCAGTAACAATTTCACAAAAGATAATACGATAACTACTCGCTTCCTGATTATTGAAATTTTTAGAATAATCAAACCCTCCATCGGCTGTAATTAATTTAGCCAATTGATTATTACTACTAATATATTTACGTAGATGTTTTATATTTTCAACATTATAAATATTTCCAGAACCATCCTCGCCATAGTGAATTTTTACATTATTATTTTCAATAAGAAACTGATAGGATTTATCCCAACCAGGTATTTCTTTATTGGTAGATTTTAACGTAATTGCATTAATTTTATCACAAGCATCATGGTATTTTTTACGATAATTTACTAGAGCTTCAATAAATCCACCAGGTCCTTCTGCAATATTCAAAATATTTTCAGATTTATTATCAAAATGAAGAAAAGAGTGGTTAAATAATAATTCCCACATTTTAAAATAAGACCTACTTAATGGGTCAATACAAGCTATACTCTCATATTTTACCTTTCTAGAAGGCATATATATTAATTCATATGGATTAGTCATTTTCTTATTTTTATCCCAATCTTTAATATCATAATTGTCTATGAGATTTTTTAATGCTCTTAATTTAATCCATTCTTCTTCACACTCTTCTTCACATTCTTCTTTTTTATTAGAATCTGAAGAAGAATAAGATAAAAAAATATCTGGTAGATTCAACTCTTTTTTTATATTGATTTCAAAAATCATTCTCTTTAGTTATCATCCTCTACCTTTAAATCTTTTTCAAATATAAAGTAGTCATGCATAAAACTATATTCTTTCAAAATATCAGTCATTTTGCTCGAATCACCATACTGAGTTTTTAACTTCAATAATTCAGAGTATTTATTACCAAAATCATTAATAGCCAAAACTTTTAAACCATAGTCAGCTGCTACATTAGTCAATAAATCCATATTCACTAAAAATTCACGTGTAGTATTGCCAATAGACTCAAAATATACATCAACTGGCATTCCTAATCCTTCCATTGTATTTGGAAAGGAGTCGGAATCATATGCCTTTGTTATCTTCCATATTAGTTTTTCTTTTTCATCAAATCTTTCAACACTGGTTTTTCCAGCTAAGGTTTCAAATACTCTAGAACCATTAAGACAAGTTCCTATGAATTTCCCTCCTTTAACTAAATTTTCACTTACATTTACTAAAAATGTTCTCAATGACTCCTCATTTTCAAAGAAATAGTGGATTGAGAATTGGCAACTAACAACATCAAATCCACCACCATTTGCTAGATCACCTATTCCATAAAATTTCCTTAATTTACTATTTTTAACTTCTTCTAATGGAGCACGACCTTTTATAATATCTAAATAATATTGATTTAATTCGTCTTTTCCAGCACTAGAATCATTAACATTTTTTGATGTATCTGCCCATATCAATAAAATATTATCCAATACTTGTGGAGTTGAATCTTGAGAATCAGTAATTCTATTTAAAACACGATTTGCTGCGCCATTATCTACATTTTCAAGATTATCGCGATTTAAATCTAAACCTACACACATTCCTAAATCGGCATCAATCCAATGATTTAAATCACCCAATTTACCACATGATAAATCAAGTAAAGATGCACCAGATTTTGAAACTGATTTTATTAGATTCTTTTTTAAGAAAGAGTGATAATCAGCTAAACTCTTACTGGTTAAGTCCTTTCTAGCATTTACATTAAAGTAATAGGTCTCTTCGCGAGTTTCTCCAACAACACCAGTTTTAATCATATTTTCAAGAATTGGATTATGGAATGTTCTCCAAACATTATTGGCTGTCATAAAATCATTTGGTGTAAGAACATCGCGAACACGTAATGGTTTCCATTTATTAAAGTGTCCCTTTGCCTTTGAGTTATATAAGCATTCAACAATATCTCCATCTCTAATAGGCATTCCATTTTCACATTTAATTGCTGTTCCATCTAATGGGATATATAGAATATGCGTGTCTCTCATAAAAGGATTTACTGGTTGAAAAGGAATTGGACTATATCGCTCAGAATAAACTTGTGCTTCATTTAATACGCGGAATGAATTGTATCTAGTGTGTTGTTTTGGATCATAACCAACTTTTAAGAGTAATGATTGATATGGAACCATTTCACCATTATGTTTTCCATAACTTATTAATGGCTTTCCATCAGAGTCTTTCTTAACTTCTACAAGAAAATCAATTGTAATTAAATCCTGTGGTTTCCATTTGAAACTTCGATGCCATCTACCTGAATATTGGTTTCTTTTTTTAATGTTGGGTTCTTCACCAACTGCCAAATTTATAGGCGTGAATACTAAACCATCTATTTCATATATATAATCTTTATCTAAAATTGTCTTACAGTGTGCAAAAATGCCATCATCATTTTTTAAACCTTTAATATTCTTAGTTATATCATCTAATTCTTCTTGGGAATAATAATCGGTATTTTGAAGTCTTCTCAATCTATTAATTTCGTCTTCAATTCTTTTTTCAAAAGGGTCGGCTGAACCATAATAAAATGTCTTTCGTTCAAATGTGAATTTTATACCAGTTTCTGAAGCATATTTTATGTTTAAATTGGCAAAGAGTTCGTCAAGATATTCAAAACGTGATTTTTTAATAGTACTTGTTGCCCCTCTATCCTCCATGGCACGTATTAAAATTCTATCTCTAATGTCTTCACCATTCATAAAATAGATATCAAAAACCATATAGAGACAAATAGGTTTTCCATGTTTATCTTTAGTAATATATTCTCCATCTATAACGCAATTTTTTAAACCTATAAATGTGCATCCAGTTGCCTTAACCACATTTTTACGATTCATCATAAATGCCTTTCCATCTTCACCAATAACCAATAGATTTCTTTCTCCATCCGCCTTATCAGTAACACTATAATTCTTTCTAATATTAATTGTATTAAAATAGTCAGCGTAGTCTCTTTCTAATACAGCACTCAATTCTAAATCAACTGTTTGTGGTCCTGAAAATTTAAAATCTTTTAAAAGTCCTCTATATGTTTTAAAGAATCCACTTCTCTCTTCTTCTGAAATAAGGAAATAATTGTCACTTACAATTTGAAGAATTAAACCAGTATTTTCAACAAATCCATTAATTACTCTAACATTATCTGGTCGTTTATCTGCTTCAAGTTTATTTCCAATATATTCTAATTCAACCTCATAATTCATAGGATTTGTAAATACTCGTGCTGCTTTTACGTTTTTCTTAGGAATGTACTCAGTATAGGATTTTCCTATCATTTCAACAAAATCGGTAGGTTTTAATTCATCTAAATATTTGTTTCTATCAACTACATATTCAGGAATAACAACATATTTCTTCATAAAATCCTTTAATTCACTTTTCATTTTTTTTGTATTTGGTCCTCTATTTTCTCTGCTTGTGTTAGTTTTTACAACGGTGCAATCAAACTGAAATAATCCATCAGATGTAGTGAATGAATATCGTTTTTTGTATCTAAATATTTTATCTAAACCTTTTAGGGTGGAGATAAGAGCTGTTGCTTCTGCTGTTTTTTGCGACACACCCTTTTCTCTCTTTGAATTAAAACGAATACCATAATCATTTACATCAATAGATTTTACTCTCTCTTTATTTATTATTCTTATGAATCTGTTAGGAATTTTTGTTAAATCATTATTTTTGCAATATTCCATAATTGCTTTTTTACCAAGAAGTGTAATTCTAGTATTAATGCTTCTATCGGCAAAACTAATATCTAATGATTCTTCTATGACTGGTTCAATAGATACTAAATGTCCCTTTAATGATTTAATTTTTGATAAAACCTTTGAAAACACCGCAACTCCAATTTTTTTATTTTTTAGAACAACCTCCATCTCTAAAGATGGGTCTCCATTTGCATAACGAACTGCCTTCTCTATTTCAGAATAATGCTTAGTTAAGTCCATTTTATATAATACTACAATTTATTTTTTAAATAACAGAATAGAATAAAAATCAATTTTTAAAAATAAATTGTATTATAATAAACGGATGACATCAAAAGAGTTATACTACACGGGTTCAAAGAAACTTAGACAATTAAATTTAGAATCTATAGATTTTAGTAATGAAAATATTATTGAAAATGGTGAATATTTTGATATCTATAATTTAAAAGATAAAGCAGGTAACAATATTAGAGGTTATGTTGTAAAACAATTAAAAAAAAAACTACTTACTAGAATATTAGAATCAAAATGGGTTATAAAAACTTTATTTAATTTAGAGGATTCTAATAAAAAAAAGTTTGATAGAGAATTAAAAGCATTAACTTTATTGAAAGAAAAGAGAATTGCACCTGATTTAATTTATTATAATAATTTTAAATATGAATATTTTATTTTTTCAAAGATGGATATTTCATTGAGTAGTTTGATACAATTAAAAAGGTTAGTTCCTTCAATGGCACATTCTTTATTTAGTTTAATGAAGAGATATTTTAAATCTTTGATGATTCACTCTAATTTAAATTGTGGAAATGTTTATTATTCAAAAAAAATAAAGGATTGGAGAATTACCGAATGGCAAGAATATAATAATTCAGAAAGCAAATTGGATAATTCATTAAAGGTTATTTATGATTTTGAAAATGATGAAGGAGTAATGTTTAATTTGATGTTATACACAATATTAGAATTAGAAAGGGTACCAAATAATGTAGATTCTTGGAAACAATTAAAAGTAAAAATATGGAATTACATAAATACCTACTTCCCATTAGAAACTAGAAAAAAAATAAATTTATTTTCAAAAGATTATCTTTATTCTAAAAAGTTAATGAAGAAGTTGAAAGAAATGGAATTGCTTAAATAATTACTTGAAGAATTTCATTAAAGAAATTGCCGTTGAGTTTGAAATGCAACTTCCATCAATACATGATAGTGGAAAGTATGTTAATCCCGACATTAATACGACAACAGTATCAAATTCACCATTAAATTCAGCATGGAGTTTATGAAGTTTTTCGTTGAGATCTAAAATAATAATATTCTTTTCAAAATGAAGACTAAGATATTCTAAAACACGATTATTTGTATATTCTTTAGAGTGAAGTGATTTAGTTGCTTCTGTCTTACCCTTTTTAAAGGATGAATTATTTGTCAAACTATCTAAAAAATCAATATTTTTATCGGAAATATATGAAATTTGGTCTTTCTCTGAGAGAAACTTAAAATTTGGATCAATGCAGTACATCAATGAATAAATAAATGATTCATCTTGCTTAACCCCGAATGTATAATAGTTATTTAGGTCAAAAAATTTATCTAAAAAAGAAGGAAGATTAATGATTTCATCCTTACGATATTTGAGAACATTTGTATCAATAGTTTTTTCTTGGATATCAGGAAGCAGTTTATCTGGATTAATTACCTTTTTAGGAATGCTAATAGGTTGTTCAAAGTGTTTTACCACATTTAGGTCAAATTTAATATCTGAGTTGTTATGTTTAATATATTTAGTGATTTCGTTTAGTGTTACTGCCATGACTTTATTTATATTTAATATTAAATTTTTAAATCAATTTTCAAATGTGCTTTCATTATCAAAATTAAGTTTGTTTTTTCTTGAGAACTCTAAGAATTGTTCTACTTTATCTAAGGTAGTAAAATCTAATTTATTCATATTTATAAAAATACCATTATTATTCTCTGTAAATTTGTTTTCACTATTTTCTCGTATTATTCGAAGTATTTCAAAGTGTTCATCTTTTTCTAATTCCTTTATCTGGTCTCTTAAATATTTTAGTTTTTCTACTTCCATTTTAATTAATGTATAAAAAAAGATTGGGTTTTAAACTTATTATCTAATTACTATATATAAATATGCCTACTGCAAAATCTAAATCTTTAAAAAAAAAAAGTAAAATGTCTGTTACTGAGAAAAAAAAAGAATAAAGAAAAAAAAAACAAAAAAAAATGCCTGTTCCTAAGGAAAAAAAAAGAAGAAGCAGAAGTAGAAGCAGAAGCCCAAAAGGATCTACAAAATTTAATAAATGCAAACAATTAATGCTCGATGATGTTTTAAAAAATCATAGAAATCAAGAGGCTATTAATAAGGAATTGAGAAAAATGATGGAAGATTTGGCATACTCTAAAAATATATCAGTTGAAGAAACATCATTATTAGTTGAAATTTTAACTGATAAAGAACATCCCGAATATGAAAGTGAAATGGGTATTCGATATGAATTTTTAAATTCATTAAAAAATGTTCTTACTATTGGACTTCTTCCTTCTGAAGAAAAAGAATATAAGAAACCTGAAGAAGAAGAAGAAGAAGAACCTAATGTACCTGAAGAAATAGAAGAAGAACCTAAAAATGAACAATCTAAAAATATGGTATTAGAGGAACCATCTGAAATAACTGGTGATATGCCAAATGTGTTGCCTCAAAATAACGAAAGGGTAGTTTTAGATAAT